ATTATTCCAAAGGCTATGGGCAGCGCAGGTTTGCAACCTATTCAAGCTGCGGGAAGCTTTGATGTTGCTCAACTAGTTTTGGGTGACATGCGTAATAATATTAAACGCGCTTTGTACAACGATATGCTTGGTGATCCTAACCGTACACCTGCATCTGCTACAGAAGTTGCTGAACGTATGGCTGACTTGTCACGCCGCATTGGTTCTGCGTTTGGTCGTTTGCAGGTAGAACTAGTGCAACCAGTTCTTCAACGTGTAATTTACATCCTTAAGAAGCAAGGCCGCATTGAAGTACCTTCAATCAATGGTCGTGAGGTAAAAGTAAAGTCAGTATCGCCTTTAGCTCAGGCTCAAGCCAACCAAGATATTACTGCGGTTACACGTTTCTTAGAAGTTCAGAACCAAGCATTTGGCCCAGAGTCTATGCAGCTTTTAATTAACTCAGAAGAAACCTCTGCATACCTAGCTAAGAAGTTTGGTGTACCAGATTCTTTGGTACGCGATGCAAGAGAACGCGAACAAATAGTTGCATTAATGCAGCAAATGCAGCAAAGTCAGGCTCAAGCACCAGAACAACCAATGGAGTAATGCTTGAACCAGAAGATTAATGTGGGCGTAGATGGGATTCAACGCCCGCAGAACAGAGATCGAGAGATCAGTATGGACGTTGCAACCCTGTTCGGCACTGCCACAGGTCAGTCTGTACTTAAGTATTTAAGATCAATCACCATCGAAATGGTGAATGGCCTTAACGTAACAACAGAAGAATTGCGTCATATGGAGGGCCAACGATACATCGTTGGACTTATTGAGAACCGTATGGCCCATGCGCATAAGGTGAAGAACAATGAGTGATGAAGTTGAGACAGTTGAGACAGTTGAGGTTGATAGTGCTCAGGGGGTTGATAACCCTGATAACCTTGATAACTCGCGTCCTGAATGGTTGCCTGAAAAGTTTCAAGACCCTGCTGATTTAGGTAAAGCTTATAAGGCAGAGTCTAAGCTTGGTGAAAAAGAAGAAGATATGCGTGAGCGTCTTCTTTCTGAGTTAAATGAGCAAGCGTCTGAAGGCGTACCTGCATCATCAGGTGATTATGAGTTACCTGACTTTATTGATCCAGAAGAAGCAGCTTCGAATGAACTTCTTAGTCAGTGGGCAGATTATTGCCATGAGCAAGGATACACTCATGCCGAGTTCCAGAAAGGCATTGAGATGTATATGCAGGGCCAAGGACCAGAGCCTGACCTAGAAGCAGAGTCAGCACGGCTTGGTGAAAATGCAGAAGCTCGCATTGAGGCCGCATCTTTGTTTGCCAACCGTTTCTTTCCTGAAGAAGCATTACCTGCCATTGAGCGTATGTGCGAAAGCCATGAAGGAATCATTGCACTAGAAGCAATCATGGAACAGATGAAAGACCCAGTAGTTGGGGAGCAAGGCGTTGTGTCTGCCAACTTCAATGAAGTTGAGCTACAGGAAATGATGCGTGATGAGCGATACTGGTCCAATGCCAAGCGTGATCCCAATTGGGTTAAGCAGGTAGATGAAGGGTTTAAGAAGCTCTATGGATAATGAAATCAAGATAATGAAGCGGGGGTCATATTACTTGACCCCCTTTTTACAACATCACATCGATGAGTTTATCCACGTTATACATCCAGAGAATGTTCGTGAACTTAAAGTACTAGGTCACAATGACATGCGCCAAGCCTTAGAGGAAATCATAGCATCGTCTGAGGTATACTTAGTGCGAGATGGTAACGATGAGATAATCTTTGTTGGCGGTGTTTTTATAGACGATGAAGTCCCGCAACTGTTTGCAATATTTTCTAGCAAGCTGCGGGATAACTTCACTGTGTTGGCGCGTGGTTCTCGTATGCTTATGTCGTTCTTTGATCAGACATACAACATCCTTACGGTGTCTATTCTTGCAAATCATGAGGCAATGTTGAACTGGGCAGCGTGGCTAGGATTTGATCCTGTTGGTTTTTCATCGTACAAAAATACAGACTTTGTTGAATTTGTGCGTTGCAATCCGCGTAAAAAAAATGTTTCACATGAAACATCACGGCCCGTAATGCACTGAGAAGCCCGATAGGACACCTTCGTTGATGTGGCTGAGCGGATAACCACGATGCTCGAAACCTTAACTTAGGAACTGTAAAATGGCTAATACAATTGACCAAGCCTTTACTAAGCAGTTTGAAACCGATGTGCATCTTGCTTATCAGCGCATGGGTTCAAAATTGCGTAATACTATTCGCTCAACTAACGTAACTGGTTCAGTTGCGCGTTTCCAAAAAATTGGTGCGGGTACTGCATCAACCAAAGCGCGTAACGGTAATGTTACTGCGATGGAACTAGTACACACCAATGTCGAAGCGACTATGGCTGACTACTATGCAGCGGAATACATCGACAAGCTAGACGAGTTGAAGATTAACATCAACGAGCGTCAAGCTGTTGCTGAGTCTGCGGCTGCGGCTCTTGGTCGTAAGACTGATGAAATTATCACAACTGCAATGGATGCTGGTGCAAACGCAACTGCAATCCACGATACAGCATCTGCGCTTGAAAAAGCTGACTTGCTTGCATTGTTTGAAACATTCGGTTCAGCCGACATTCCAGATGGTGGTCAACGCTACCTAGCGATGTCACCTGCTGGTTTTGCTGACTTGTTCAACATCAACGAGTTTGCTTCAAGCGATTTTGTAGGTCCACAGAATCTACCGTTTGCTGGTGGCACGACAATGAAAGAGTTCTTGGGCTTCAAGATTTTTTCAACGTCTGCTGTAGCTGGTGGCAAAAACTTTGCTTACCACATGCGCGCGGTTGGTATCGGTGTGAACTCTGATGTTCAGACTGAAGTAAACTATGTACCTGAGAAGGTATCACACCTAGCGACATCAATGATGTCTATGGGTTCTGTTGTTATCGACGACAACGGTGTCTACGAAGTACTAGACAATAACTAATAGATCGGGGGCTTCGGCCCCCTTTCACACATTAAGGATTAGACATGAGTACACCAGCAGATACCGACATTGATGTATGCAGCCGCGCCCTAATCCTAATTGGTGCTGAACCTATTACGTCATTTGCTGACGGAACAAATGAAGCACTTGTTGCATCTAACATGTATGAAGACATTGCTCGATCAGCTTTGGTAAATACACGTTGGCGTTTTGCAACTAACCAAGCGGTACTTAATAGACTTACTGCGCCACCTACTGGTCGTTACGATGCAGCATATCAGTTGCCTAACGGATGGTTGATGACGCACGTTGTTACTGTAAACGATACGCCGATTGAGTATCAGACTTATGGTGACAAGCTATTCTGTGATGAACCTGCGACTTCGGAGTTGGTTCTTGATTACACATATCGCGCACTAGAGATTGACTGGCCTTCTTACTTTACTGTTGCGGTGGAGTATGAGCTTGCAGCCGTATTTGCTGGATCGCTTGCACGTGATCAGCAACTTGTTCAGCTTATGCAGCAACAAGCGGCTCGTTCTATGATGAAAGCTAGAAACCTAGACGCACAGCAGCAAACAACTCGGAAACTTACAACAACACGATTTATTGCAAATAGGCGCACATAATGCAGAAAGTACGAGTACCTTTAACAAACTTTGGTTTTGGTGAGGTAAGTCCGTCTTTGTACTCAAGGGTAGACCTGCCTATTTACAACCAATCTGCGCAACGCATTGAAAACTTTTTCTTAAGATCAGAAGGCGGTATTATTAAACGCTCTGGTCTTCAGTATCTTTATGAGTATGACACTGTTGTAGATACCTCTCAGCGTCAGCAATGTCGTTTGTTGCCTTATGTATTTTCTGATGATGAGCAATACATTATTTCTTTAGAACATCAGCAAATACGAATATTCCAGATCGATCCTGCGACTGGTAATATTAACTACCTTCAGACAATCACTACTGATGTAGACACTGCAACATTAAAGTTTGATCAGACATACTTGCATGAGTATACGTTTGCTCAAGCTGGTGATGTTATGTTTATTGCGCATCAAACATTTGTACCGCAACTTATTGTGCGTACATCACTTACTACATTCCAAGTTGAATCTTTTGAGTTTGCTGCTCGTTCTGACGCAAAGGTAATCTATCAACCGTACCACAAGTTTCAAACTTCTGGCATGACGCTTGATCCATCAGGTACGTCAGGAAGTGTTTCTCTAACAACCAGCGCAGCGTACTGGGATACTGGCGAATTAGTAATTGAAGATATTGCAGCAGGTAGTTTTGTTACAGATACCTACTACAAGATTGCTACAGTAGGCACGACAGACTTTACGCTTATTGGTGCCAATTCAAATACTGTTGGTGAAATATTCAAAGCAACTGGTGCTGGTACTGGTACTGGACTTGCAGATGAAATTACAGAGCCAAAGCATATCGGCACAACTGTTCGATACAATAAGCAAGAAATTGAAATCACGCATGTTCGAACTGACACCGTTGCCGTTGGAACTGTTCAAGATGAACTAACAGTAACACTTATTGAAAATTCATTTAGAACAAACAATGGGTCCAATAAGGTCGAAGTAATACTTGTAGACCACGGTTTAAAAGTTGGAGACAGTATTACGTTTTCTTTGTGTCAAACAGTAGGCAGTATTAGTGCTACAAATCTTAATGGCACACGTACTGTATCGGCGGTTATAGACAACGATCAGTTTGAATTTACTGCGGGTGGATCAGCAAGTGAGTCTGAGCTAGGTGGTGGTACGCCGCGTATGACTACTCATGCTCCGATAACAAACTGGGATGAGCAATCTTACTCTGTGCTTCGCGGATATCCTGCGGCAGTTACATTCCATCAAAGCCGACTTGTCCTTGGTGGAACATTGGCGCAACCAGATACAATCTGGTTTAGTAAAACTAATGCATTCTTTAACTTTGATGCAGGTGCAGCAAAGGACAATGAGTCAATTACACTGAGTGCAAATGTTGGTGAGATACAACAGATTAGACACTTGGTATCTAACCGTGACTTGCAAGTCACGGTTAGATAC